GTGTCTTGTCCGTTTCAAAAAAACGACCACCTTTGACCAAATTGCACTTTTGACACAATTGCCTCAAATTCCATAATTCATCGCTCCCGTTAAGCCTCTTAGGTATTACATGATCAATGTGCATCTGGCCTTCGGTTTGGCCACACATCTGGCAACATCCATCACGCTTGAGCACAGCTTCTCTCAGCTTACGCCAACGGCTTGTGCTGCCGCCTTTCCAGTTGCGTGACATCAATGCCACCCATGCTTTCGCCAATGTGCCAATGCACCATTGCAAATCTTGCCTTGATATCTGTGATCGATGTATCGCAATGTCCAATCAATCATACGAAAGCCATCGAGGTTTCGATATTTGGTGTTGCGCATCTGGCCTAAGCCAAAGTGATTCCCGTTTGGATTGATAGCCTCAACTCGCCAATTGCTTTCTTTTGTGATCAATGTGTTAAAGCATTGGAATTCTTTGTAGTTCACAATCCTTGAGTGTGCATACAGTTTCAATGAATCAATTGATGGTTTCTTTGTTGCATCTTGTGTGGCCTGTGCCGGTGTTGCTATTGCAAGACATAGCCCGGCCAATAGCACCAAGCATCGCTTGCGAGCTATCCGCCTCAGCGGCTCGCCCACGAGCATGGAGCGTACCAAGGCACGCAAATACATCGCAACATTGAGCGTGCTGTTGGGCGTTGCGCACAGCCTGTGGATAAAGCCTGTGGATAACTTAATCATGACTTACCCCATCCAGTACCTTTAAACACAGCTGCAACATCGCTCCAGATGCGTGTCATTGGAATTGCACAAGCCATGCAATTGCCAGCATCAACATCGCCATCGCTATCGATTGCACGATTGATGATTGCCATGGTGCCGCATTGATCGCATTTGAATTCATAGGTTGCCATCTGACAATTCTCCAATCCTGTCATCATCGACCAGTTTGATGCCAAATGTGCCACATCCCATGCATTGAGCAAACCACTCATGTGCTGTTAGTTCAGCACCTTTTTTAAGGCCATGGCGTTGCTTTGGCTTGCCGTAAAGCTTCTTGCAGATTGAACAATCAAATTGCAGGATGTGCATAGTTACTCCTTTGCAATGTCTCAATTGGTTGCAGGTTGATTTGTGGCACGCTCCAATTGTTTTGTGATGCGTTTCGGTAGCGTGGTTTCTTTGCAATCGCTACTGGGATCCAGCCAACGATGTGCATTTTTGGTGAGTTACCCGTAACCAGTACGGCAATGTCACGATCATGGCGATCGGATTCCTGAATCCACAAATTCGAATGTGGATTTGGAGACCATTTGACTTCAATGTGATCGCCCACATCAGCCTTTGATTTATCCCATGTAATGCCGGGCGTGTAGTCATAACCCAATCTTTTTGCTACTACCCACTCAGATACCATGGATTCAGCGTTTTGTGCAACATACTCAAACCATGAAAGATTGCGCACAATGCGTGAACTGTGATCAGCACTTCGATCATGACAATGTGAAATCGCTGCAATCATGCATTGCACTTCCTCGATGCGGTCGATCATCGGCAATCACCACAAAACCAAATGACCTTTTCGTGATTGTCATAGCCTTTTTGGTAGCCAAATGAATCAAGCTTGACAAGCTTTGAGCACTTATCGCATTGCTCAATTTTGTATTCCTCGAGCACCTCGCCTTGAAAATACATTTTGCCGGTCATGGTTTGTGGATTGAGGATTTCCATAAAGTCGCTCATACCTGTGGCTCCCATTTTCCCGTTGATCGCAATACATACCAAAGCGGCTGGCATTGGGTTGCCTTTGTGCGCTCTGTGCAGAAATAGCCGCCCCATGATTTTGGTGCGCCATCATGTGATTGCTTCCAAATGCGATGGCCATGCGAGCATTGCGGTGCCTCTTGCACAAGTTCTCCACCAAGCTGCTTGGCAATCTCATCCATGGATGATCCAAATGATGGGATGCCGGCTTGCTCGGCCTCGGCAGCTGTTTTGTAGCTTGGTACATCACCAAATTTGGTCGCCCATGGATCATATGCATCAGCTGCATTGACCTTTTCCATGGTCTCTTTTGTTGCCTTTTCTGCGCCTCCCATAACCAAGGCCATCACTCGCATCAAAGCTGAGGTGGTCGTATCTTCGCAAAACCATCGTTTCATGTTCGAATTAAAAGCCTCGCGATAGCCAAAAGCATAATCAATGCCGGCTGGCTCTGTTTCCTCTTGATTGCGCCATGCCTTAGCTTGTACGAGCACATAGCCTTTTTCAGCATTAAATTCGATGATGTGAGCTTCAAGCCTCCCATTTGGAAATGTGCGCAGCCAACGATCTGTGCGCTCTTTGTTGCCTTCGTAGTTTTCTAAGAATCCGGCCATTAGTTGTTCACCTTGCGATCAGCTGAAACAGCGTGTCGTGCTACGGCCCGGCCTCTTGTATAGCCTTGTCGCTGGCCTTCCTTAAATCCGACCGCGTAGCTCATGACAGCCCAAAAGGCTCCAGCAATGATCATAAAGATCACAATTGATAATTCGTTCATTGTATTGCTCCCGATTCGGGAACTACTGTGCTTCGCTCCCAAAGAGAGAGTGACAGTAAAGCCTGACATTTTCAACAATCACGCTCAAATCATGGCGTGTCGTTACCACCAAAACGCTTTTCGATAGTTTTTTCGTATTCTGATTTGTGCTTGTCTTTGAGGCCGTTTGATGCTAAAACCCCACCCAATGACCCGGTGAGAAAAATCGCCAAAGTTTTGAGCAAATCAATAAAAGCCGCATCATTAGGAGCTTGTGCCCCAATCGGCTGTGTCACAAAGATCAATGCGTATGTGATGCCCAATGTGACAATCAAAAACACAAATGACAAAACCGCGCCAATGAGAAACATCAGCCGCGCTTTGATTTCCTCTTGACTTAAACGCTCTTTATTTTTTGAGGCCATCACCAATCACATCCTCTGTGCAAGTTCCCGTGACTTTGCATTGTGGTTTTTGGCATTCTGGGTTTTCCCAATTTTCGTGCTCTTGGCATGGGTATCGCACCCATCCTTGATAACCACACCCGGCAAGGCTTAGCAAAAGAATCAAAGCTAAACCTGCCGAGAGTAGTTTCGGGATCATTTCCCCGTTGATCCGAAAGCTTTGTCAGCTGGATTTAGCCAGCGCAAAATGACCGGTACAACAGCTGCTACGCCACCCATTGCCATTGCCTTAAGATCGCCACCAGCCATATATACGGCCAATGCAGCTGCGATGTACGAGCGGCCCCATGAGGCTGCAATTGCTTTTGCTTGATCCATCATTTCTCTCCTTTTGGTCGATCCGGTAAATCACCGGAAAATGACTCATAAGTAGGTCGGCCGTAGCCCACCACAAATGAGCGTGCTCCCAAAGCTCTTGATTTGACCATAACTTCTCCACCATTGCGCTGACTTGCACCAGCTGATGTGTTGCCTTCAATAGTCACAATTTGTTTGTCCGAAACCCGAATAACCAAGCCAATGTGATTGATTGTGGTTTTGTCATCGATGATGAAATCAAAGAAAACAAAATCACCAATCTTTGGCTCGGTATGCCATTTTCTCATTTTCTTAAAAGCATCAGCTCCAGCCCGGGTGCTCACCACATTTGGCACATCCACACCAGCTTGATCTGCACACCAATTCAGAAACGACCCACACCATGGCAACTTATCGGCTTTCATGTGCTTGCCGTACTTTGTCTCATTGTTGCCTGTTTCAGCTGTACCCACCTCAGCAAGCGCAACCTGAATTAAACGCGGCAATGTACCTTGTGGAAAAGTAGTCATCCGAGCAAAGCTTTGACTTCTTCGGCTGTTAATCCCAGTTTGTCTAAAACCGCAGCCTTAGCCTGTGCCTTGGATGCTTCTAGTGCTGATGCATCATTATTGATTTTTTGCATTGTAATCAATTCGTCAGATGTCATTTCGCGCACGATTACTTCGTTATTTTCTATATTGTGGATGATAATTTCGCTCATTATTTTACGCCCCAAAGTTCATAAGTTCCGCCAGCCCAAGTGCCGGCTGATGTTGTATAAGTTAAACGAGAAATCGCAGCCGTACTCTTGTAAATAGTCGTGTAATAAGTACCGACAT